GCCATGCCCCATGACGCCGCCAAGCGCACCGTCCAGAGGCTATCGCAGAAGACAAACAAGCCGCGAAGCGGTTATGCGATCACTGAGTCCCGCGCCGGAGGAATCCCCGAAGGCGACGCCTTGTTCAATTGGCTTGCTAACTAAGGAGGCTCCCAATGTCATCCACTTTCGGCGGCAGTCGTTTTGTTCAACCGACGCTTACCCGGACGGTAATCTACCCAGCCAAGGCGGGCATCGTCATCAGCGTGGGCGATCTGTTGTATCTCGACACCGCGGACGGGTTCGCCAAGCCGCTCAGCGCCAAGACGGGCTCCGGAACAGTGAATACAGACCAGGTTTTTGTTCATGATTATTTTGTAGGCGTTGCTCGGTCCGCGCGAATTGCGCTTCAGACCACCGATGGCACCGTGACCGTGGAAACAGATTGCATTTACCAGGCTGATTGCGCGTCCGGCACCTTTGCCCCCGGCGACTTGGTGACCGCATTTTCCAGCGGCGCCGCTGCCGCCGGAGCCATTGCGGACCAGAAGGTTGACACCACCGCGTCCGCGGCCGAAGCAATCGGCGTCGTCGTTGCCAACTACCCATCAGCCACCACCGTCGTCAGGGTTCGCCTGTACGGCAAGGCCGCGCGCCAGGTGTTCTAAGCAAACCCGCACCAGCTACCAAGGAGGTCCGCCATGAATCCGATGAAGATACGATCGCTGTTTGAAAGCCGCTGCAAGCAGTCCAATGGGCGCTGGCGGTTCCTCACCGAAATGAAGCAAGGCCTCGGCTTGTGCGACGCCAATGGCAGCGATTACCGCGACTACGCCGGCAACCGCATCCTCAAGGACGCCAAGCTGCGCCCCGAGCAGTTTAGCCTGCAGGAGCTGGCCGAGGGAATTGTCGGCCCTTCTTGGAGGGCGCTGTTCGCTCCCGATTCCCAAGCGCTGAACCGCTTCACTCTGGCCCGCGCCATGATGGAAGGCGCCACCGACAGGGCGCTGCTCGAAAACACCGGCATCGGCATCGACCCGACCGCATTTGCCAATATCAATACCTTTACCTCCGTTGTCGGCGGATTGGTCGAGGTCAAGATCCTGGAAAGCTTCCAGAATCCGGCCTTAATCGCCGACAAGATCGCCCCCGCTGAGCCGACCAAGCTGAATGGCCAGAAAATCATCGGGGTCAACCGCATCGGCGACCTTGCGAAGGAGCGCAAGCCCGGCGAACCCCATCCCCGCGGGCAGTTCAACGAGAGATGGGTGCAGACTCCCGAGACCAGCGAGTTTGCGCTCGCCATCGAAGTGAACAAGGAGACAGTATTTTTCGATCTCACATCGCAGATACTGCAGAATGCCGCGCTGGTTGGCGAGGAGATCGCCTACCGCAAAGAGCTGCGGGTGATCGACGCGTTCATCGGTGTCACGAACAGCTTCAATTACAACGGTTCGGCGTACAACACCTACCAGACCAGCCGCACTCAGGGCTATTTGAACGACCACAGCAACCCGCTGGTGGATTGGACATCGCTCCAGGCATCCATGCTGCTGACCATGCGCCAGCAGGACCCGCAGACAGCCAAGCGCATCTTGGTCAACCCTGACACCGTCATCGTCAACCCTGCCAAGGTTGCGACCGCCAATTTGATCCTCAGCGCGACTCAAACCGAGCGCCGCACTGGTTCATCGTCACCGGCCCAAACGGCCAGCAATCCCCTGAACGTTAGCGTATCGCCGGGCGCGCCTTACACCGGTCTGCAAGTGATGTCAAGCCCGCTCATCGAGCAGCGATGCGTGGCATCAGACGGCCTTAACCTTGCCCAGGCGAATGCCGACGAATACTGGTGGCTGCTTGAGCGCGGGAAGTTCATGCGCTACATGCAGAACTACCCGCTGTCTGTGTCTCAGGCCGCGCCCAACACTTACGAGATGCTGGACCGTGGAATCGTCGCGGCCTACTTCGCCAACGAACGCGGTGTGCCAGCCATCTGGTCCCCCTGGCACATCGTCCGTAACAAGAACTAAGGGAGTATCTGATGCAGCCGAAGGGCAACATCAAGCGGGAGCCGGCCGAGGCGCAAGCCGCGCCGGCTCTGCGGCTTTACCAGATCAAGCACCGCGCCTGCCCACAGCGATTGGTTGAGGCATACAACCCCGAGGAGGCAAAAGCTCGCTATCGGGAATGGTACGGCCTGCACGCCAGCCGACTGGTTGAGGCGGCGGAGGTGGCGCATGCCGACGCCGGCTGAAAACATCGGGGCGGCTATTGAAAACATCGCCTCCCAGATTCGCGACATCACCGCCAATCCGAAACCCGATTACTCGGTGAATGGGCAATCGGTGAGCTGGTCAAGCTATCTGGACATGCTGACGCGGCAGCTTGATGCTCTGCAAAAAGCGCAGCAAAACCTTGCCGGCCCATACCAACGGATCACGAGGATGCGCCCTTGAAAACGGCAGCAATCAGCACCACGGCGGCAGGCGACACAGTGATCCTGACCGGAACGCCTGGCAAACGCATTCGCGTGCTGGCCTACATCGTCGCAATTAGCAACAATAACCACATCCAATGGAAGTCCGGGGCGACTGCCATCAGCGGTGAAATGCACATGAGCGGCGGATCGAGCATGGCGATCCACATGGGCGACAACTGGCCAGGTGGCGGGCTGCCTGTGCTGATCACTGAGCCAGGCGAATCGCTAGTGCTTAATGTAGGCGGCGCGGTGACTGTAGGGGGGCATCTGACCTATATGGAGTCCACCGTATGAGATTCGCCAAGATTGACGCCAGCGCGTCAGGCGACAACCAAGTCGTCGCCGCCGTCGCGGGAAAGCGAATCCGCGTGATTTCATACACACTTATCACCAGCGCCGCTGTCACCGCAAAATGGCGGTCGGCGTCTACAGATATCACTGGCGGAATGGCATTTGCGGCCAATGGCGGATCAGAGCCAAGCGTATCTATCCTGTCTCCTGGCGGCATTTTTGGGCTGTTTCAAACGGAGCCAGGAGAAGCCCTCAACCTAAATCTGTCCTCGGCCGTCGCTGTCGGTGGGCATCTGGTATATATTGAGGTCCTAATTTAATGCGACTATCGGTCGGAGTTGCGCAAGCCCTTGCCAGTGCCACCGGCAGCGAGGGCGTGACTGAGAAGCAAGCCAGAAAACTGGCCCGCGCCGCCATTTACCTAATGAACCAGCACCAGCAGCGGTTGAATAAACCGGCCCCGGCCATCCGAAACCACCGCGGGCGCGTGCAATACACCGGCGCCAGCGCTCCAGGTGAGTATCCACGCAAGCGCACCGGCTTTTTGCAAGCCAATGTGATGTTTGCCCCGACCAGCATTGCCGAGATCGTCAAGGCGGGCATGATCCGGGTAGGCCTCATGGCCAATGCGTTTTATGGCGCAGTGCTGGAAGTTCGGTATCATAGGCTGGGGCTGCGGCGCACACTCGCTGATCTGTTGCCGCAGTTACGCGCTCTGGCTGGTCAAAACTTGCGATATGAGGTCTCGGACAGATTCATTGACACCTAACGGAGGACTTGGTCATGGCATCGCTCATTTACAATTCATGTGTCCGCGACGCTGCTATTGGCAGCATCGACTTTGACACCGACACCTTCAAGATGCTGCTCGTAACATCTACTTATTCGGCATCGAAGACCCACAGCAAGCGAAGCGATATCACGAACGAGGTGAGCGGCACCGGCTATACCGCCGGCGGAAATGCCGCCGCTGCGACCGTGAGCATCGACAACGTAAACAACCGCGTGGATGTGTCCTGGAGCATTACCAACTGGACGACGGCGACGATCACCGCGCGGGCCGGCGTAATTTACAAATCGCGAGGCGGCCTCGCCTCGGCGGATGAGCTGGTCGGTTACGTCGATTTTGGCTCCGATGTTACCAGCACCGCCGGCACGTTCAGCGTGACCGTATCTTCTCCCTTGCGCTTCCAGAACTAACGCAGCAAGGGGGGCATCATGTCCACCTGTGTCATCGTTGCAGGCACTTACCGGTCGGGCACCTCGCTGCTCGCCCGGTTCCTGCATGAATCCGGCTGCGACATGAACCCCGCGCCGACTGGCCAAGACCTTGCCGGCTGGCACCCGACGGGATCATATAAGGACGCCATCCTGGAAGGCATCGGCTTCCGAGGGTGGCCGGATTATTTTGCCCGCCGCCAGCTAGGGGCAGTATGGGGCGTAAAAGCGCATTCCTTGCTATTCGTGCGCGGGATGCTGAAAGATTTTTTTAAGGTTTGCCCGGCTGAGCGGCGCGTGCTCATCTGGACGACGCGAGACGCGGACGAGGCATCCCGGTCGTGGAATGCACTCAGGCCGGAGCTGTCGGCGCCGGAATGCCGAGACCGCATCGGCGACCAGATCACCCGCCTGGCCAGCATATACGGAGACTGGCCGGAGGCGGACCGGCTGGCGATCGCATTCCCCGCCACCGCTACCGATCCGCGCTCGCAACTGGAAGGCGTGGCCAACCTGGTCGGCGTACCATTTAGCGACGCCGCTTGCGCGCACATTCGGGCCGATATTCCCCGCTGGTCGTGAGGGGATAAACAGTGGCTCTTGTTCGCTATTACAAGTTTAACCTAGACCTGTTCGACAGCGTCGGCGGGTTCGATCTGCGCACGCATTACGGCGCCTATCCGTCTTATGTAAGCGGAATACTTGGCTATGGCGCTCAAGCGGCAACCTCAGGCGCGTATGGCAGCATATGGGGTTGCACGGCGAACGGCGCCGCCGCCAACGCCGTCATCTGCGCCAACGCGACGGAAGCGACAAATGGAGTTTCTGAATGGTCGCTCAGCTTTTGGGTAAAAGTAGATAGCACAGGCTATTACCAACAGATTTTGTACCTAGATTCGGGCTTGGGCACAACCCCCATTAGCATCGTTTATGATACTAAATACGGTGCGATCGGGATTAACGGCAGTTTTTCCGCAATCAGCGGCGGCACATGGTACTTCATTTGCCTCCGAAAGACGACAGGCGGAAGCATCTATTACTCAATCAATGCTGGCTCGGAAACGACGATTAGCGGCACTGCCGGAGCCAACTATTTTAATTCGCTCACCATCGGCGCAAATAGCCTGTATGCGGTCAATTATTTCACAATTGATGATTTACGCATATTCAACAACCTAATTTCAACTGGCGACCGCAACGCAATTTACAACAGCGGAAGCCCGGCGGAGGCCAGCACGACCACGCCGACCGCCTGGCAATCGCCGACACATCAACACAAACTCAACGGCGGCCTGACAGACAGCATCGGATCGGTTACAGCATCGGGAACGGGCGTCGGCTACCTCGGCAGCGGCTTGTTTTCGGCCAGCTCAAACGCTGTCCGGCTGAGCACATCAGGCGCGTCATTGAGCGCCAGCAATTCCACGTTTGCCGGCGCGTCCAAATCTACCGGCTCTTTCTCGTTTTTCACCTGGTATTTGGCAGGCGATACATATTTGGCTTACCCTGCGCCAAACTGGTCAATTGGGCCAATTACGCACGAATCAAATCCCAAATCACCGCAAACCACGTTTGCATCAACGACGGTGAGCGACGCCAATGGGTTCACATCTAGTTGCTGTCTGTATGTGTACAACGACATATTCCAACGACTGGCAATATACGGATTCGATAGTTATTACAATGTTGGAGGCACCAATCTGGTCGTGCTTGCCGAGATTGCGGCGGCGCGCCCGGCGGTGGATATTACTGGGTGGACTTTCGATAATGGCATTTCAGCCGGAGCGAGCGCTTTATCGGATATAGATGAAGTGCGTTTTTACCCTGTCGCCTTGACCGGCGGCGATTACATCTCGTTATACAACGGCGGAACAGGCACGGAAGCGGCGGCAGTCAACGGCAGCGCTTCCGGTGCGCTGGCGACAGTGATGATGAGCGGACCCTCCGGATCGGGAGCAGGCACCGCGTCCAGGTCTGCTGGCCTCGCCACGATCACGATGAGCGGCCCCGCCGGAGCGGCGGGCGGAGGCGCAACCGGGTCGGCAAGCCTGGCAACAATTACGGTAAGCGCCTTGGCGGGATCGGGAACCGGTGACGCGTCAGGAAGCCCCGCATTTTCCACAGTTGCAGTTCAAACATTTTCAGGCGGCGCATCAGGCGGCGGTGGATCAAGCGTCAACGCAAATGGGTTGTTGGCAACGATGACGATGAGCGCCGCAACTGGCGGGGCATCAGGCACAGCTACCGGCGCGGCAATTGGCAGTCTCGCCACGATCACAACGAGCGGCCCGGCTGGAAGCGTTTACGCGTTTGTCACGCCGACATACGGATGGAAGTTTCAATCGGCTTTGCCCTTGGGGAATGCGAATGCCGGTGACTTCCTGGACTCCGTTTACGGGGAGCGCTTAGATAACCAGTCGCAATCTGTCGGCACTGTCAGCTACCCGCTAGGGCAAGGGCTTAGCCTCGGGGCCAATCCCTGGAGCGCCGCCAACCTTGGCAATGCCCTGACAATGCAGGCAACCAATAACCAGCAAAAGCTGACATGGCCCGGCGGCGCGCAAATCAGCAATTCAGCGGCGCCAATATCGTTTTGTTTTTGGATTAGGGATACGAGCAATATCACAGGCGGCATTCAAACTAAATCCTTCGACATATACATTTACAATTTTCGGCTTTATATTTCTCGTAGCGGGTCTGCAAATACATTTCAAAGCGCCCTTCTGTATTTTTATAATCAATTAGCAACTAGCGGAAGCTATAACTTTTGCGGAGCGGGAAACGCAAGTACCGCAAGCAATGTTGACTTCATCGCCGTGGCATTTACACCGCAGACGCCGCCGACAAGCCCGATTATCAGCGTGTGGTACGGGGCAAATGGGACGCTGACGAATCAAAGTATCACCGGCCAGCCCGCTGTCAGCGGCTGGTTTACGCTGACCGGGAAGGGCGCGGTTGAAATCACTAACATACAGGCCGGCACAATCACTCAGACGACCGAAACAACCATTGACGATTTACGCCTGTTTAATTATGCGATAGCAGGATCGGAAGTCTACGCGATTTACAACGGCGGAGCGGGCGGCCAATTTGTTGAAAGCGCTAGCGCATCCGGCGGCTTGGCGACGATCACACTGAGCGGCCCGGCCGGGGCGGCGTCAGGAACCATCAGCGCCACCGCAACCGGAGCGCTGGCCACGATAACGGTGTCGGGGCTTGCCGGGTCGGCGGCGCAAGGGGCAAGCGGTCTTCTGCCCACGATCGCACTGAGCGCCCCCGCTGGAACAGCAACCGGCACCAGCAACGCCAGCGCGACGGGCGCCTTGGCAACGATCACGATGATCAGCCTGACAGGAACGGCAGCGGCGACAGCCGGCGGCACTTTGCCCGCTATTGTGATGACGGCGCCGGACGGCATTGCCACTTTTTCACCGGCGGGGATTTTGCCGTTTGTTCTGATGACAACGGCAACCGGGTCGGCAACCGGCGGCGCAACCAGGTCCGGCGCGCTGGGCACGGCGTCCCTGTCCGCTCCGGCAGGCTCAGGCACAGGCGGCGCAACTTGCACCGGCGGGCTGTCCACGGTTACCCTGTCCAGCGTGAGCGGGTCGGCAACGGCCGGCACAAATGCCGGCGGGCTCCTGGGCACAATGCCCATATCGTCGGCAATCGGGTCGGCAACCGGGTCGGCGCCCGCATCTGGAGCGCTGGCGACGATTACCGTTTCCACGGCAACCGGGTCAGCAACGGGGTCAGCCCTGCCTTCCAGTGCGCTGTCTACCGTCACCTTGTCCGGCCTTGGCGGAGCGGCAATCGGATCAGCCCCCGCATCTGGATCGCTGGCCACCTTGCCTATCAGCGCCCCGGCCGGCGCGGCCGACGGCAGCGCAATAAACGCCAGCGCTCTTGGCACGATCACCCTGAGCGGCCCCGCGGGCGCAGCAATTGGCATGGCCCCTGCCATCAGCACGCTCCCGTCCGTCGTTATCACCGCACCGGCCGGCAGCGTGACCGGCAACGCCAGCAGTTCCGGCGCTATGGCCAGCGTCAGCCTCACCCCCTCGGGCGGCGCGGCCAGCGGCAGCTCCCCCGCCGCCGGAAACATGGGCACCATCACGCTGTCGGCCCCTTCCGCCACAGGCACGGGCGTAGGCAATGCCAGCGCTGCAGCCCCGACAATCGCCGTTATGGCGTTTTCCGGTTCGGCTGAGGTTTCAGTCAACCCGGCAGGAAACTTGCCGACAATTGCAATTTTCGGCGCGTCTGCGACCGCTACAGGGCAGCTTATTCCTCAGGCTTTTGCACCTGTCGTTATTTTGCCGGCACTTGGCGCGGCGATTCCCATCTCTGCGGCGGTCGGCGCGTTTCCAAGCATCGCAATATCGGCGCTGGGCGCAACCGCAACAGGGCAACTCGTCGCCCAGGCATTTGCGCCCATTGCCGCGTCACCGGCGCTTGGATCAGCGGTCCCATCTCGTCAGCAGTTGGCGCGATTCCAAGCATAGCAATATCGGCGCCGGGTGGGGCATCTATCGGATCGGCAGGCGGATTGCCCGCGGGTTCGCAGATATTCATTTTGCCGCCGCTAGGATCGGCAACATCAGGAACGGCCGCGGGCGGACGTGCCAGCGTTCACACCATCGACCTGCCTGTGCTGGGGAGTTGACTGTGACCTATTTTGTCGGCGATGTTGCCCGCCTTACTGCGATCTTTCGCGACCGGGTGGGCACTCTAGTGGACCCGTCTAGCATCGTGCTTACAATTGAATTCAACGCCAGCACAGCCACCTACACGACTCTGAGCGGCGTCCAGCGTATTGGCCTCGGCGTTTACAGATATGACTACCTGACGACAGCAACCGGAACTGGAATTTACACATGGACCGGGGCCGGAAGTGCCATGGGCAACCGCATGGGCACGCTGCGGGTGCTTGGCGCAAGTGATCGTCCGGCGGCCTTGTTCAGCTGGGATCCGTCCGGCGACCATGCCGTGGTTGACGGACTTGAAAAGGTGACCCTGACCCAGCGTAACGGCGCCCAGCGTACCATTGAGCGAGCGCTGCGCCTGCCTTCCAATGCTGACCAGGGCATGGCTGGGAATGTCGCGGCGTTTGGCGCAATCGTCAGCTGGAACCTGTGGACAATTGAATGCCCGGAACCGCCACAAATTAACAGCCTAATCACCGACGCCTACGGCAAAAAGTACCGAGTCAATCGAGTCACAAATAGCGTGCTCAAGGCCATGTGGGAGGTCGAGACGACGGCCGACGCTGGGGAGGCCATTTGATGGGAACCTTTTCCACCATTTTAGCAGCGGCAAAAGCCCGGCTGGAATCGCTGGGCGTGCCGGTTGCCGTCCGCAAGCGCGCCATCTTGTTGGAAGGCGACCGTCTGCCACTGTTGATCGTCAGCCCGGCGCAGGAAACGGTTAATCTCGAAGCATTTGCCGGCACCGTCTGCTACGACTACAGCGTAAATGTCACCCTAATCAATGCCGGAAACCGCATCTATGAACCGGATGTCTACCAATGGCTGGACCTGCGCGAGCGGGTGCGGAACGAGCTATATCAGGTTACGCTTTCGGGGGCTGTCAGCGTATTTGATACGATAATTAGCCTGAATCCAGCGTTGGAGGTTGTGTCCGGCAGCACCGGAAACTACGATGTCGCCGGCATTCTGATCACCTATCGGTCGTATGAGTCGCGAGTCGCTTAGGAGGATTTTCCCATGCCATTTTACGCAGGCAAGTCGGGCTCGGTTACCGTCAACGGTTCCTCGCAACCCCTTACCGACTGGGGAATTGATGGCAAGGTCGATGCCATCGAAGTAACGAACTTCCTGAGCGGTGGCGCTCAGGAAAGCGAAGCGGGTATTGCCGGCGTGGACATCACTGCCAGCGGCCCCTATGACGGAACTGCGGGTGCTCAGCCAGGCACTGTGGCGACCTTCGTCTTGTCCACGGGAGCAGGCCCGTCGTTCACTGTCTCCGCCAGGATCACCAGCATCAAGGTTGACCTGAACGTAAAAGACGTGGCGAAA